AGAATGTTTCTAATAAACAATCTTTCATCTGATTGAACAGACAAAGGAAGATCTTTAAGGAAAGTTTCTTTGAAGTGAACTATGAATTCATCTACAGTTTTATCAACATCTCTGTATTCAATCAAGGTCCTCGCATAGTATGCTTGCTGCCCAGTAGTTTCCAACCACTTATAATAAGACTTAACAAATTCAATAAACAATGGTCCCTCTTCATTGTAGAAGGCAGGAAATTGTGATTGAATTAAAGGGGAAACTAAGTCTTCAATATTCTTCATAGCTTGACTGGTGTCACTGTAACTGTTACATCTTCATCTTTAATAGCAAGGATAACATTCTTTGAGCTTGAGAAATCTTTAGCATTACTTCTTGCGTATATTTTAATACCGGTACCCTCGTAGTCAGAAACATTGAGGTTTTGAATAGTAACAATACCGTTTGTATAATCTACTAAACCAATATTCTTTTTAACCTCCACAATACCACCAGTCAATTTGGCAACATAAACGATACCTCTAGTATCATCAACTAAAATTGATCTGTTGCCATCATATGTAAAAGGAGATGATTGAATTGTGTGACCATAGTGATATTCGGCAGTGTTTAAAGTTACACCTGTTTCCGCTTGGAATGGAAAGCCAAAATTAACATCAAAACTTTGATCGGTATTTGTTAACGGAGTAATGATCTTAATAGCACGAATTTCAGTATCATTGCTGATAATGCTATCATCCGCTGAATCAATATCCTTTGTCAGCTTAGTGTAATAAACCGTCTTCTTGAACCCTTCAAGATTCGTTGTGTTGTGCGCACTAATCTTAGATAGCACTGCTGTTCTAATATCGCTAGACAATTTTGTAGTTGCGTTTACATTATACTTAATATCAGATATTACTCTGACGTACATAAACTGGGGATCAACAAACACAACATCAACAGTTAATGGAGTTTTGTCTTTGATAAAGTCACTGAACGTTTTAATTCTATTTGCTGGCGTACCATCCGCATTCTGAACATCAACAGAAATGAATACCTTACCAAATTGAGGAGGAACCAAGTCCTCACCACCATAAGCTGAAATGCTTTGGATATCACCAAAGTTAGCTTTTAGGATTGTTTCGTAATCCGTTGCTGTGACTGCTCTTCCTTGAACCTGGAAGTTTCTTGGAGCATTGTATCTAATAGATTCAATTGTTTCATTGATCGCTCCGCCAGTAGCACTTGAAATGGTGCTAATAGACACGTTAGCGTGCGTATCGATATTTCCATCATTGAGGAATGTTGAAGCACCATTTGGCAACTCACCACTGGAAGTTCTATATTCAACAACAATTACTGAACCATCTCTTGGTTTTCTACCAAAAACATTATCACCAAATCTTACTTCATATTGTTGGTTTTCTGCTGCTTCAACAAAATAAGCTCTCGTCAACGAAGTTAGACCAATTAGTGTTTCAGTTTTTGTGTAAGCAAGAGTAGTGGATCCACCATCTTCAATTACGGTTACAGAAACACTACCAGTATCAATAGTTGGATTGGACAGAACAAATCTTTGGGATGTATTGCTATAATTCATCGTAAAACTATCAGCAATGTATGTTCCCTCATACAACATGATGTTAGCCGTGAATACACCGTTATTGGACGTGTTAATTACTTCATTTGAGGATGTTGAGAACGTGTATGTGTTTGAACCAACTCTAGAAGTGAAAGTTGTTCCTTTTGGAATAACAATATTAGTCGTTGGTGATGAAGGGGTAACAGTTAGACCAATTTCTGCTGTTGCTGAAACGAAAGATCTTGGGGTGTAGTTTAAAGACTTTGCATGAGAGATAACACTATCTCGCAACTGTGCGGTGTCGATGAACATCTCACTAGCAACCATGTTAGTGTAGAAGGAATTCAAATACGTGTTGTATGACAGAAGGTCAACCAACGTGTTAATGTTAGACCCTTCAAAGTCTACATCTTTAAATGCTGTGTTATTCTTAAGGTATGTCTTAAGATTTGTTTTGATTGTTTGGAAATCTAGTCCAACCAGATCGATGCTGGTGTTAGCCATTTATCGGATCCTATTTAAAATGAGTTCTAAAGTGACAGGTTCAGCTTTATTTATTACGCTGAAAACAATATTAATGTACATGGAATTCTGATCTGGGTTGCCAGAGACATTAACATCGATTACATTAGCTCTTGGCTCGTGATTTCCAATTGCGGTTTTAATTAAGTCTGCAACAACTTGCTCTGTAGATGGTGAGAAGTTTTCAAACAACATCTTTCTAATGTCGCTACCAAATGTAGGATTGAAGAATCTTTCACCCTTGTCAGTCAATAGAATGTTTCTAATTGACCTTTTAACTGAGTCTTCGTTCTTATAAGATAGCAGATCTTTCTTAACCAGCTCCAAATCAAAATTAGAGTAAAAGTCAGAATAGACTAGCGGTTTGGCAGTCTGCGGGGTTGTTTTTGTTTTTCTTACTACGATTGCCATATTAGCCGCCTATGAATACTGTGCTTGATCCAGACTCAATCTTGTTGGTACCAACAGCATTGCCAGGATCCTGGGTGTCAGCTGTATCACCAACTCGAGCAGCTCCATTTGAGCCCTGATTGAGGTTGATCGTTTTACCGTTAATCTTTATGTCCCCAGAAACATTTAAATTGTAGTTCCCGTCTACCTTGACGTTAACATTTCCTTTAACCTCAACATTAGCATTACCTTGGATGTAAACGGTCTTATCCTTAAGGACAACTTCTATATCATCCCCAACAATCTTATTAACTCGTCTACCTTCTTGGTTGATCTCAGTGTAAGTTCCTGTTCTGTGGAAAACATGGATTCTTTCCTTATTAGGAGTATCATCCAATTCTACAATGTGACCACTTTCGGATTGATATACTCTATTAAAAGGATAAGTTGCAGAATAAGCAGAAGAAGGTTCAGGACCAACAGTATTTTTATTTAGAGGGTTAACTTCTCTTGCAAGCAAAGTAACATCGTGTTTAGCTGGATCCCTATCTTCAATACCAGGCAATGATCCTAAAATCATTGGCATTTGACCTTCACCACCATCAGCAAAGAATCCAACAACCGTAGATCCAACCATTAATCCTGTTGGTGATAGGCCAGTCTTCTGGTAACTAGCACTTGTTGGTTGCATAATAATAAAAGCCCACTGCAAGTCAGTAGTTGGAGTTTTAACTTTATCACCATGAAAGTTGTGAACTCTGACTTTAACACGACCAAGCTTTTGAGGATCATCTCTATCCTCAACAACACCAAACCACCAAAAGAAACCTTCAGTTCCAAAATTCTTTGTTGTCATCCTAAACCAACCTTATTGCAATCCATAGAGATGTAATGCTTTGTTTTACCTACAGTTGTAATATTGTGTCTCAATCTCGATATAATAAAGTTGCCACCAGTTATATCATCAGTACCTTTAGATTCTGTTGTGCCACTGGCTTTGGGAAGATTGAGTTCAATTACATCACCGACTTTCAATGAGGAATCTCCAGGGACATACAATCTAACAAAATTAGAATTGAACAATTTAGAATAAGCCAACCTTGCTCCCATCATATTCTCCAAAAAATTTTCTTTTCGGTTTGAGTCTTTTGGAATGTAAAAGTTGAAAGTTGCCTCGCTAGCAAATTCATCAATGGTTGATTCTGTTATATTAAGAGAGTTATTTTTGTTTGATCCGACCATTGCAGGAAACTGCTTCGTCATATCAAACGTAATATCATTAACTTTCTTTGTAAAGATATCGAAATATCTAACTTTATTTCTTACACCACCACTCTGAATAGTGTCAGCTATATCTGTTTTGCCAATATTTTCATACTCTATAATGTTTCTAAACATTAGAGCTTCTGTATTTTTATCCTTCTGGCCATTATTAAAATAGTAGAATTTTTTTGAACCAATTTTTTGTTTACCATCTTCCATCATTTGCTCTATACACTTAAAATTGAATCCATCTTGGTTTTCAAAGAACACAAATGAAGAGGATAGGTATTTTGGATGAACAGCTCTCTTTCTCATGATATCTATAGCTACAAAAGGCGTTACTTTAGGAAACACTATAGTCTCGTTACCTTTGCAAGTATCAATATCTACAATTTTATTGGTTTTAAGGTATCTTGTAAAAATATTATTAACAATATCGTTGATAGTTTCATTATAGCTGTGAACAATATTAATATTGCCTTGAGCCAGCTGCTCTTCACTAACACATTTCAGTGTGTAATTGTACCCTTTGCCATTGATTTGCTGCTGTAAGTTGGTTATTGCATATGTTCTAAATTTGTACGTGGCTGGATATGAAAGCCCTGGGGTTTGAAAGGTTATTTCAAAAATCTCTTCGCCGATGATGGGAAAATCATAC